CAGTTCAACAACACCATCGCTTCGCAGTCGGAGCCTGCTGGTTTTATCCAGGACGCTCTCGTGAGCCTCTACAACTCCACGATGGCTGACCCTGAGGTCATCTTCGTCAGCGCTGCCGTTCGCCGCGCTCTGTCGAAGGCGCTTCAGAGCCAGCAGTCGAGCACCTCGTACCGCTTCAACTACCAGACTGGTAGCGACGGCGTGGCGATCGGTGCAATGGTGACGGGTGTTGCCAACGAAGCCACCGGCACGATGCTCGACCTCGTGACGCACCGCTTCATCCCTGCCGGCACGATGGTCATCCACCAGAAGCAGTTGCCGTTCCCCGACTCCGGCGTGAGCCAGACCGTCGAGGCGCACAATGTCGTGGACGCGATGCTGATCGAGTGGCCGCAATTGGGTTTTACCTATGACATTTCGTCGTACACCTTCGGTACGTTGGCCTTCCGCGCTCCGGCGTGGTCGGGCATCATCACCGGCATCACCGGCTGATAAAGCCAGCAGTCGCTAGGCATCGAGACAGGCTGTTCGCCGTCGTTGTCTAGCCCCCGAGGGTTGAGCAGGGCTAGGGTTTCACTCCCCTTCCCCTAGCCCTGCTCCCCTCCCAGTCGCAAAGGAGAGAGATGCGCCTCGTTGGATCCGACAACGCGCTCAAAGAAGTCACCGTCAACGAAGGCGCGGTAATCCCTCGCCAGAAGGACGGCACGTTTCATGTGGACGGGCAGACTGCTCGCGCCCTGGTCAAGTCCGGCGACTTCGCTATTGCCGGCACGAACTTCCGCAACGCCCGAGGCTTCCGCTGCCTCGACTGCGGCTTTAACTCGCTCTACCGTGACCACTGCGGCAAGTGCGACGGCTCAAACTTAGAAGAGGCTTAAATGGTCGTTGCACCGTTCTTTCAGACTGAGGGCATCGTTGAGCCGTACGTCTCGCTCAACGAGGTCAAGTTCAGCCCCACCGCCTCGGCAATTGACTTCTCCAACCTCATCGAGAACGCCAGCCAAGTAGCTCAAGACCGCGCCCTCTCCGACCTCATCAAGCGAGCATCGAGCAAGGCCGACATCTTCTGCTACGGCCCCCTCGGAACGCTCAACGCCACCTCGAACACGGAGAACGGATGGTATCGCCCGAACCGTGACGGCAACATCACCTTCACGCCCTCCTACACCCCCGTCCTCGAAGTGACCGACATCCAAGTCGGCTGGGGCCCTGGCTCTGGCCTGCAGGAAATCACCATCTCATCGAGCAACGTCGCCATCGACCGCTACCAGTTCATCCTCACCGCCCCTACAACGCTGGGCCTCTACTTCGGCTCGCTCGGCATCGCTGGGGCTCGCTGGGGGTATCAGTCGAACATGTGGTGTCAATACACCTACATCAACGGCTGGTTCAACACCTTCACCACCGCCACCTCGACGGCAGGCGCTACCACCCTGCACGTCACGGACACGCTGGGCCTCTACCCTGGCATGACCTTCACCATCTGGGATGGCATGAACGACGAGGTAGTCACGGTCGCCTCAGTCACCGCAACGACCATCACCCTCGCCAGCCCGACGCAGTACCCCCACGGATCCGGCGTGAACGTCTCCACAATGCCTGCCGCTATCAAGCAGGCGGTCATCCACTTCATCGTGGCGATGGTCAAGGAGCGCGGACAAGGCGGTCTGGTCATCAACGACATCGGCGAGCCCTCGGCTATCTCGGCCCGTAGCGAGACCTCCTATGAGGACGAGCTGCGCGGAGAGGTGTTGCTTGAGCCCTTCAAGGTCATCAGTGGTCGCCAATGAGCCGCGAGACAGTACGCACCCAGTTCGTCAACTACCTCAACGCCGCAGGCATCACCAACCTCGGAAGCGTCAAGACCTTCCCTGCCAAGTTCACGCCTGAGGGCGAGTTCTACGCCAACGAAGACCCAGGGCATCAGTCCGGCGCTATCGTCTACCCCTACATCGAGAGCCAGCGCGAGAAGCGCATCGAGCTCACGGGCGCTACGGGTGGCGGCAAGGAAATCACCTACGAGGTCGTGTTCACCTGCATCTTCCGCTCGACCAAGCGCAAGACCGAGGACGCTGGCGCAGACGCTGAGGCCTTCATCGACATTTTCACCAACGCCATCCGCGCCTCGAAGAACTGCGGCCGCAACGGGCCCATCTTCCAGTGGGGCGAAGGCTCCACAAGCGGCGGCGATGACATCGACGTAGTCGTCTACTACCCCAAGCAAATCAACGGATCCGCACAGGTGACGCAGGTGGTCTCCACCGTGCGCGTGTCGGTCATCGAAATCACCGCCTCGAACTCGTACATCTCGTAAGGAGCCCCATGTTCACCTTCACTGACAGCCAAGAGCGCATCTACCCCAACCTGTTAGACGCAGACGGCAACGTCCTCGTCGCTCAGCCTGGACAGTCCTACGCCCTCGCCGCCGACCCTGGCGACGGACGATGGACGGCAGTAGCCTCTGCTCCTGTAGCACCAGCACCGGCAGAAGCCCCACAGAGCGCCCCAGAAGCCCCTGTAGCGCCCGAAGTCACCCCGACCGACCCAACCCCTAGCAACTAAGGAACCATCATGGCAGGCCCATTTCTCACAGCCAATAGTTACCTCGGCATGGTCATCGAGACCACCGAGGGAACGCTACCCACGACCGGCACGGTCTACTGGATTCCAGTCTCCTCGCCGCAAATCACCCCGAACCAGATGTTCCTGCGCGACGAAGCCCTCCGCGGCTCGCCCACGACGGTCTATGACCAGGTGCAGGGTGTCCGTCACGATGAGTTCGAGTTCAAGTCGTACCTCTACGCCGACACTTTCCCGACGCTGGTGCGCTCCATCCTCGGATCTACGGACACCGTGACCGGCTCGGGCCCCTACACGCACAAGATTAAGGTGCTAAACACCCCCTCGACCGGCTCACAGCCCCCGACCTACTCCATCCTCGACTTCGACGGCGCTAACTACTTCACCGTCACGGGTGGACAGGCTGACAGCCTCGCCCTGACCTTCGGAGCCGAAGCCGCTGCCGAAGCGACGGTCAAGTACCTGGGCAACCCGTACACGTCCTACACCTCAGCCCCGACCGTGTTTGCTACGCAGAGCCTCTCCGCCGAGCACCTCATCCCTGCCTGGGACACCGCCATCACCATCGGTGGCACGAGCTACACGAACATCACCACCGGCGAACTGACCATCAACCGCAAGACCCAGCCCATCTTCACGCTCGGTACGCAGGCTCCCTACAACCTGTTCGCCGGCCCCATCGAAGTCACCGGCAAGTTCACGATGGTCGTCAACTCCACGGCTGACGTGTTCTCGACCGGCTCCGGCGCTTACGGTCTGACCCGTAGCCCCGAGGCCATTAGCATCACGCTGACCGACCCCAACGACGCTACGAGCAGCACCCAGCACTCGGCGAACTTCACCATGAGCGCGGCGCAGATTCAGAACATCAAGCGCACCCGTGGCAAGGAGTTCACGGAACTGGAAATCGAGTTCACCGCCTCGGCAAACACCACCGACGCTGCGACCGGCTACTCGCCCATCCAGACCACGTTCATCAACGGTCAGTCTGCCGCGTACTAAGAGAATTAAGGGGATTAACAGTGCCACTAGTCGAACTACCTAACGGTCAGTCTGCCATCATCGCCAGCAAAGAGGAGATTACCGAGCGCACGTCTCGGGCCATCTCTCGGGCCTACATGAAGGCAGCCGGAACCGCCGCCAAACTCGCCTCGCTCGGCTTCGACGATGCTGACCCCAAGACCTGGGGCATCTTCGCCGAGATTAGCGACGAAGACCAAGCGAACCTCGACGGCTACCAGGCTGAGCTCATCGTGGGCCTAGTCAAGCAGTGGACACTCGGAGACCTGCCGACCTTAGAGACCGCGTTAGACCTGCCTAAGGCTACGTTTGACGCGCTCTCTGAGGCCTGCGGAGCCGAGTTCAACGGATCTACGCTGAGCACGGAGCCCGACGTAGACCCAAAAGCCCCTACCGCCGCCTCGCCAAACTAAAGGCGGCGCTCGAAGGCAAGACCACCGAGGTTGACCCCGAGGTGCTCGCCTTCTACCGTGAGCACAGGTTCCGCAAGACCTATGGCGGCAGTCACTCCGAGTTCATGGCTCAGCCGGTTCTACTCACCGAGTGGATGCTGGCAGTAGCGGAGATAGAGCGAGAGGTCGCAAATGGCTGAGGTCATCGTCACAGGCATCGTGGACTTCGAGAAGGCGCTCGGGCTCACGAAAGAGAAGGCCAGCCTCGCGGCTCGTCAGTTCGTCACAGAGGGTGGAGACATCATCGCCGACAGCGCGAAGGAGCAATTCCGCGCACGTCCGGCAGGTTCGCGCACCGTGTCACGCACGGGTCGGGTCTACTACAAAGCGTCAGGCCCCTACGCATCCAAGCGACCGAACCCCACCATCCGCACCGGCAACACCCGAAACTCCATCCGCCGCGCCTACGTCCGAGACCTGGGCGCAGGTAAGTGGGAATCAGGAACGGGCCCCAGCACGTTCTACGCGCCCTACGTTGAGTTCGGCACTCGCTACATCCACGCACCAGCCTTCCCCTTCATGGCGAACGGCACACGCAACGCAGAGGACAGGCTCAAGGCACTCGCCGAGCGCGTCTTCCGCGAATCTATCGAATAGGACTGAACAATGGGGATGCTGCCAACAGTTGTAGCCACGCTTCTTGCTGACACTCGTGAATACATGGCGAAGATGGACGAGGCCGGCGCAAAGATGGCGGAGTTCGGCGGCATCGCTGGCGCATCCGGCGCAAGGATGGACAAGTTCGCCAACACAGCCTCGACCGCCGTTCTAGGTGTCGGAGCCGCCATCACCGCCTTCGGTGTGGACAAAGCCTTCCAGTTCCAAGAGGGTCTGGACAAACTGCAGAACCAGGCAGGGCTGACCGCCGACCAAGCCGACAAGCTCGGCAAGGCCATCATGGGCATCTCGAACGCCACGGGGCAGAGCACCACTGACCTCATAAACTCGGCGCTCACCGTCGAGCAGGCAGCCCCCGGCGATGTCGCCGATGAGGCCCTGGGCCAGCCGCGCATACGACTCGAAGATCGAGTCCGCCGGTTCCCTGAT